CCGAAAAACTAGACATGCCGGCACTTGCGAGCTGCCACTCTCCTTCTCCCTCGGGCTTTTCGATACCGTGAAAAAAATCGTACAGGTTAGATACGCCTGTCATCTCCATACGCTTGAAACTGGCAGACAGCAAAGACTCATCTTCTATGTGAGCTGCTTTGATCGAAGCTGAAAGCAAACTGTTGGCGCTCAAGTCATGCCCTGAAACGGGGTTATGCACAAAGGCTGCAAACTCGCCCCAGGGGAATACGTTGCCCTCGTTCATCATCGTATTGAACGAGAAAGGAGGGCCATAGATAAACATGTACGGCTGTATCCCGGAAGCATTAGAATGCGCCACACCTTCTTGGGCCTCGGTAGAGGGGTAATGCATAAATATCTTTAGCGTATCCATGTCATCATAATGCTTGTTTGCGCCCGTGTCTTCATACGTGATGGTCGTCGAAGGCGGGCTAGAAGAGCTGTAAGTAACATCAATGCTGAGACGCGCACTGGCAGCATAAGGCAACAAACCCAGGCCAAGAGTCCTGAAGGCGCGGGCTCCTGCGATACCGCCATGTACACTTTCTTGGTTAGGTTTGTCTATAAACCGTGTAGCCAGTAAAACGTCGTCTGCTAGTTGCCATTCTTTGAAATACTCAAAGACTTCATTGTATTCCCAGGTCCTTGAAGACGGCCACATCCAACCATATTCACCGTGATTTTGGAAGAAGAAGAAATCGGCGGTGCCAGAACGCTCAGCATGGTATGTAGTTCTGAAATCCTTTGCTTTGGTGGCCGCTAACTCTCCCGTTCGCAGGTTTAAGTAATGTATCTTGTTAGTGAACTCGCCGCTAAGTTCTGTAGCTATGTCCACATCGCGTATAGAGTCGCCTATACTCCAAGCACCGAGGGGGTCGGGGAGCCGTGGATCGCCCGATAAATAACGGTGCGTGTTTCCTGTAGAAAAGGTGCTGAACGCACATAGCTGGTAGCTGAATAGTTCTTCCTCCCCTTGTAGTGCGACCAGCTTCGTAACCAGAAAAGGTGGAGTAGAAAAAGACCAGTTTGATGTGTGATGGTCTGCATGTTGGCCTACTGTAAGACCAAGGAACACGTCTGCCTGCACAGTGTTGCGCACTGCTTCTGCGTAGTCAATGTACGCAACTACTTCTTCGCCGTTGTAGTAATCCGCCCCACAGGATGCGCGTAGTTCTTGCGGAGGGTACGCATCTAAGACATCACTTGTGCGGTAAGGCATCTCGTAGGTGTTTGGTTCGTTCGCTACATTCATACCAAAGTTGATAGCGCCCATGCGCTCCGGCATCGCAATAGACTCTTGTTCTTCCACACTCAGACTGTTAGCATCGACGCGAATAATATAGTTAGTACCTTTTAACGCGGAAGTAGGCGACGTGCCGAAATTACGTGTATACCCTGTCCTGAACGCTGCCCCTACAGCTTTCGTAGCATCTTCATTAAAAAACACGGGCGGGGAGTAGCCATAAATAAACAACGGTTCCGCTACGAACTCGGCCTGGCTCAGCAACTGCCAGTCGTCGACTCCCCGCACAGCAACACGCGCTCTGTACAACCTCAGTGTGCCCTCAACAGCAACCACGGCTACCAAGTAATCCGTTGTGTCCTCGTGTCGGATACCCGCGCCGCACACCACTCCTTCTGGTACCACAGCCCATAGTTCCCCACCGCGCCAGATATTAGGAGAGTCACAGGCTCCGAAATATCGAGACTCCGGTCCAGACCATGTGATAACTTCCCTGCTTGGATTCGCGCTCCCCCGTCTCCCTGTCTCTTCCACCCCTCGCGACCAGGACAGATTCCCCCCACCTTCAATTGTGCTGAGCGACTCGCTCCTATACCCGTCACCAGCTTTGTAAACGAGCTGGTACCCGTCCCCAGACGGATCGCTGACTACAAACGCCACGAGCAAGAGTTCTGCTTCACTGGACACTTCTTCCTCCGGTGTCCTGCGAGCAGAGGGTTTCGGAGTCAGAAGCAGCTCCATGTTTACTATTGGTTCAACTCCTGGGATGTTGTTCAGTACGTTGACTTGCACCACCGCATCATCAGCGATGCGGATCGTGTGTGTGCCCGACCAGATACCCCCCACCTTAACCTGGTTAGCTATCTCGCCCGCGACCTTACGCATCTGGCTGATATAATCAGACAGGCGCGGGTGACTCGCGGCGCTGTCGCCGCGAACCCGCGTCCGTCCAGAGCCAGTCCACTTGACCATGATTTAGCTGCCGTCATTCAGAGCGACGGTGTAGCCAATAGTGATCTCGTCGCCTTCAATCAGGTTGTCACGGGCTGACGGGGCCTGATTCGCTGCAACCAGTACACCGCTCGTGGAACTCTTGGCTTCGGACGACAAGAGACCTACACCCCAAATCGTAGTCTGTGCATCATCGCCGATCACAAAGACTGCCTTGGAAGCAGCGTTGCTGATTGCGTAGTCACTGACTGCGCCAGTATCCCACAACTTGCGGTTGCCGGAATAGTTGGTGAACTCCGTGGCGTTTGTAGCGAAGTTTGACGCCGTCCACGAAGCCTGTGGAGAGGTGTTGCCTGCATACGGCGCAAGATAGAGGTTATTGATCTTCGCTTCAGAGCTATACAGGATCTCCAACGCACGGGTACGCCACTGGTTGACCACGAGGTTCGGGAACACTTCGATGGGGCCATCGTTGACCTGGATATCGAAGTAGTTATCGAACTCCAATTTCGCTTTTGGGAAAAACAGGCCGTGCCCTGTTTCCTCGTACCAGTTGTTGCGGATCGCACGGAGCAGTTCGCGTGGCAGTTTCATAAGTCGATCTCCTAGATTTCAATACCGTTACGGTGGACCTCGATGGTCGCGCTGTCCTCGAACGCGGAACTGCTCCGCATACCAGGATTCTTCATCACGGACACCAACTGCTTGACACCTTCCCGGTGTACTTCGGCGACCGCACCACGCTCATATTGCGGAATTGCAACATCAGCTTCATTTATTCTCTGGATCGTACCGTCTGGTGCGCCAACCATCAAATGGCCTTCTTGCGACCACCACACAGCCACGTCCGTCGCTGCCAGGCTCTCGTTGAACAGTTCGCCGTTGACCATCGTCATCGTCCCAGCCTGCGCCGGTTCGTTGCTGACTCGGGTGCGGCGGAAATCATCCGGGCGGGCACCGGCGATGAAATCAACGCCGGTCTGATCCGAGACAAACAGCCCGCCTTCTACGCAGGCAATCCCGCGAATCGGCGTCGACATCATCATGTAGCCGTCAATGCCGTGGTAGTGGCCGAAGTTCATCGGCTCAGACATCACGATCGCGTTGGCCACGGCAGCGTAGAGCCTGCCGTTGAAAAAGCAGAAGTGGTCGCCTGCGGGCATGGCTTGTAGAAACTGTGTATTGAGCTTCTTCTTGCCCTTGAGATAGCCCAGCTCGAAGCTGGCTTGGCCGACCGGCACCTGTGTACGGAAGTAGAGGTTATCGCCATTCGGGTCTGAGGCGTAGATCCGCACTGCTACAACCTCCGCTTGCTCAGGTTGCGGGATCTGGCTGAGGGTAATGCCACCGCCTTCGGGTACGGTGACAAACTCAGCCCGCCCGGTGCCTGACTCTCTTCCATCATCGGCCAAGTAAGTAATTGCTACCTGGTAGTACCCTTCGAACAAGCCTCCTTCGCTCGCTGCCGATACAAACGGCTGACGACTCGGCGAAAGGATACCCAGAGGGCGGAGCTGGCCTTCGGTCGATAAAATTCCTGTCGTTTCCCCATCTGAAAAATAGAACTCGTCGTTGATCACCACGCCAGTCAACTCGTGGATATCCTCGGCGACTTCGTCGACGTGATCGATGTCTTTTGTCACGCAAAGCTTGCCGTCGTTGACAAACACGAGGTAATTCGGCGTGGAGAATAGTGAGTGGTAGCGTCCGTCTCCCAGCACTTTCGTATATCCTTGGCGTCTGCGCGGGTGCCCACCGGGAAGCAAATCAACATTCAGCGCCTTGCGCAGTTGGTTCGGCTCCAGCAGATCCTCGCGAGCGATGTTGTTGAGCCCCTGGCCCCAGCCGGGGAAATTAAACTCGGGCATCACAAGCCTCCGTACTGGACTTGACCCGGCTTCCTGCGGCGACGCAGGCGCTCGCTGTTGACCTGGTCAATGTCGCGCTGAAAAGCTTCCTGCCACCGAGCTGCCTGGTTCGGGTCGTAAGCGTCGGCGTCCTGCTTGGCGTAAGCCAGCGCTTTTATGCCGTTGAGCAGCATACGCTGATGGCGTTTGTTCTTGATATCCAGTGTGCAGTTCCAATCCGTGATCTCCCGAGCTTCCAGATACGCTGGGATCTTGAGCATGTCCTCGACAGACGAAGGCGGAAAAAGATGTACTTGGCCTGCATCGATATCAAGAGAGAAGTTGCGCGGTCGTCCCGGTGTCTGTTCTACGTAAGGGTCGATGGCGATGTCGGTGCCGTAGTCGTCCGAAGCCACGCCCATCTCATCGGAGTTGATCTCGTGAACAGGAGTACCGGACGACTCAAGGTAAGCGACAGACCCTCGCAGCTCAATCACACGCTCGGGCAGCGCTACCGAAGATAGCTCAGCAGGAATGAACACCTGTAACAGTTCGTGGCGGTAAAGCGTGTCATGGACGAACTGGCTGTGCGCCTCGTCGATGTAGAACAGGATATCTTCGTCCTTCCAAAGAAGACCCGACTGATCAGCCGGGTCGAGATCGATATCATCCACATCAACGCGGAAGCGGTCTCTCAACCATGTCAGCGCTTCGTGCGACATGGTTTAGTCCGCGTACCAGTCTTCCGGCACGTCGCCGTGGCGCTTCATCTTGCCCCACACCTCGTTGCGCGTCTCGGCATTGACGGTGAAGTCCTGAAGTTCCTTGTTGATCGCCGCAGCCTTCGGAACACCGTCATCGGTAAAGTTGTCCTCATCAGCCACCGCCATCAAGTTGTTGATCACGACGCGGACCTTGTTTTCCTTGGGCGTGTAGTGGGCCTCACCCGGCTCAGGCTCGTTCTTGTCCGTAGACACATCGGCCAGCGTGACTTCCTCGACCATTTCCAGGTCAGCCGCTCTGCGGGCGACGTGGATGCCGCTGCGCACCTTCGCAGCAGGGGCAGGTACGTCCTGGGCGGTGTCAGAAAACCGTTTGGTCTCGACAGCACCATACTGCTTGCAGGCGCGGACCATCACCCCAGGAACGAAGGTTTCCTTGCCTGCCTCGAATCGAATCGTATGTCCCGTATTTGAAGACACCGTAAACGTCCCCGGAGCCTTCATCATTGCACTCTTTACCTTCATGTTGTTCTCCTGTGAACAAAAGCGTAGCTGGGGCCGTCAAGCCCCAGCTACCCGTTGGCTTACGCCGTTTCGGTTTGTCGTCCTTCGCGGACCACCGTGAACTCGACAACCGCTTCGCCTGCGTCCGCATCTTCATCAGCGAAAGCAAACGTCGCCAGAAGCTCTTCAGCAACCGCGTACACATGGCCCGTCAGGGTCAGTGCCGTTCGGCCTGTAGCCTTCAGGTCCACTTCGTCTGCGTAACGATCGTCAGTATCGCCGTCGCCGAGTGACACCGTCGCTGCACCCGTGGTATTCCACGCAGTGAGTACGGTAATTGAACCACCCGTGACCATCTCACCACCCGTCAGCTCAGCCAGAGCGACAGCCCCGGTTTCTGCGTCAGCGACGGTAAAGCGGATCAAATCAGACAGCGGCCACTGACGTACATCTCGTTTCTCAATACTCATGGTCAGGTACCTCCTTAGATAGCCGTGTCGACCGCGATCTGGCCAAAGTCTTCGATCTCACCAGTATCAACACCCTTGAACTGCGGGCGCAGATAGCCAGAGATTTTGCCAGCCGAGATTGCAGGCTGGTTATCGAAGTCGAATTCCTTCTCGACCCAACGCGGGCGACCGATATCGGCCTTGGCCAGTGCCTGAGCACCGCAAAGCAGAACTCGTTGGCCGTCGATGGCACCGCCTGCGCCCCACTTGGAGCCCGAAGCTGCGCCGGTCGTGTTGTAAACGTCGAGGAAGGGGAAGATTGCCAGCCCGTCGAGCCAAATCACATTCGTGCCCTTGAACAACGGGTTTTCCTTCGAGCGCGGCAGAGCATTCTGATACGCCTCGCGGAACGCCTGGTCCTTCTTCAGCGCCTTGATGCCACTCGGAGTCATGAACACGTTGTAGTGCGACACGCCATCGACGGTGCGGATCGGACGGATCTCAGCATTCTGAGCCGCCGTCTGCATCTCGATCAGCATGTCATAACTCGGCGTGTCCGCCGCATCGATGTCACCCGTGCTGGCCGGTTCCAGACCATCAGTAGCATCCCAACGATAGTGACGCCCTGAAGTCAGGTTCTTGCTCGCGTCATCTGCGAACTCAAGCAGAGCGAGCTGGGAACTGACTCGGGGAGCGCCGTTCGTGTGGTAGGCATACGAAACGCCGGACATGTGCAGGAATGCCATCTGGTCCCAACGACGCGCAAGCCAGTAGGACAGCTTGTTCTGTGCTTCGTTACGGAAGTTGATGATCGACTTCTGATCAGCCATCCGGCCCTTGTGGCGAACGGCGTGACGCAGCATGTCAACCTGGATTTCCTGCTCGGAACTGATCATCGCCTCTTCATTACCTTCGAGGAAGCGATCACCGGCAGTGCCGTCGCCTTCGAGGTCATGAACCAGCGTAATCAGCGCTCGTGCGCCCTTTTCCGACTCCTTCAACTCAGTGATCCGCTGGATCATCGCGTCAGAAGTCGTGCCTTCGAACTGGGCTACGAAGGACTTACGGCGGGCCTCTTTCCACAACCGCATTGACCGGATAAGGATCTGCTCGTTGCTCAAGGCCGCAAAGTTAGTAAGTGTGCTCATCGGCCACCTCCATTTGCGTTAAAAACCAAATTGTTTTTTGCCTTGTCAGCTATCGCGCTAACGAGCGAGATCCAGTGTTGGTCATCGAGAGCTGCTCTCGACCCGGCACTATCGCAGCCGGGAACTCGTATATAGCCCGAGTATATTCGAAGCTTGTAATGTATGTCAAGACCCTTACTCAACGAAATCACCACTGAGTCGAGCCAGGGTTTTTTCGTCGAACTTGTCGAGATCATCAGGATCTTTCAAGTTCTCAACATCAATCTCCGGCTCCGGCTTGACCTTCGACCCACGGGTTGCCGTAGACGCGGGCTGCGACTGTGCCACCTTTTTGTTGCGGGCCTTCTTCGTCTTCGTATTCCGCGCAGGCTTGTTCTCTCGTAACGATGGCTTGCCCGCCTCCGGCGATTCCGGCTGGGTATAACGAGGGCGGATCAGATCGATGGCCCGGAGCAACGCCTCGCTCTTGGCCAAGCCCTTCGCAATATAGGCATCCTGGAGATCGAGGGTCTCTGTAACCAGTTCCTCGTTGTATCTCTCGTTGTTGGGGTCGTACTCCGGGTAATCCGCTTCGACCCGGTCAAGCAACGCATCGTACTTCGCCTCGCTGACCGCCTGCTGGGTCACGCTCTGCAACTGGATGGTCTGAGCCTCGTTGCTGAGCTTGCGTTCCTTGGCACGGAGCTGCGTCAGTTTCTCGGAATCAGCGTCCAGAATAGCGTCGTTGATCTGGCTGTCCAGCTCACTGAGTTCATTCTGGATCTCCGCTACACGATCCGTCTGGGTGCTGCTTTCGCCGGTCCTGCGAGCTTCCTGCTCAAGCTGCTTGATGCGTTGCTCAGCCTGCTTGCGCCGCTCGTTGACCGCGTCGAACCGTGACTTCGGGATACGGATGGAGTCGTCCTCGTCGCGAGTCGTCTCCGGGACTTCGTCTTCTTCCTCGGAATCGTCTTCTTCCTCGGAGTCGTCTTCTTCCTCGGAGTCGTCTTCTTCCTCGGAGTCGTCTTCTTCCTCAGAGTCGTCGTTTACACCCTCGTCGTCATCCTCGGCAACGTCATCCGTTTCATCCTCAGTCTCGTCGGCTGCATCATCCTCAAGGGACTCGTCGCCTGGCTCCGCGTTCGGATCAACGACATCACCGCGATTTTCAGGGGTGTCCATTTCATCATCGAAATCGTCCGGGTCAAGATTGTCAATGTTTTCCAGATCTTCCGCTTGCAGTCCCATGTTCACTTGCTCCTTAGTCCATCAATGTTATCCACGGCGCTCTGCGCCTTCTTCGCCTGGTCGCTCAAGACCTTCTTGGC